GCCCGTTCTGGCGTTGGTTCTACAGCGACCGCCTTAACCGCCCGTTCCCGATTTTGTCGTGGCCTAGCGCGCTTGTCCTGCTTTTGCTTGGCGAATGAAACGGCGCTGTCTAGCTTTGCTTGATGGTTCATTTACAACCTCCCAAAATTCCGCCGCTAATGACCAGACAATAACAAATGCTCCCAAAAGGTCAACACGACTTTTCCCCTATAATAATCCTGATCCAATGATTGACCGTCTCGACATCCAGCCCATAATATTCCGCGGCCTTCCCGATGTTCGTTTCCCTAAGCGCCTGGACCGGCACTTTCCACATATCATCATAAAGCTGGTTTATTGGGAATTTTGATCCTTTCACAAAACCGCCTGTCCGAAGTGTCCCTTGTGTGCGCGAGACGCCCATGCAAATCCGTTCATACAACTGTCCCTATATATTAATAAAAAGAGAGATTCCTTTTTTATATAGCGCACGCAAGGGACATTCCCGGACACTATTTCCCGCAAAGCGTCCGAAGTGTCCCTTGCGCGCGCGAACCGCATGGCAAATCACCCGACAAGCCGTTTTATAGCCTCGACCGTTTCCGCGCGTCTTTTCCGCTCTGTTTCTGCTTTCTTTTTGAAAACATCATGCACCGCAGGATTAACTTTTGCCTTGAATGTTTCGCCGCGCGCGTCGATGCTTTCGATCCATCCCAGCGCCTCTAGCTGCTGGCAGATAGGCTCGATATTCTGCCGCGTTGTTTTGCGCATCCTGGTTGATCCGCGCGAGAACGTCCGCGCAGTGACAACATCAACGCCATGGGCAAGGATATAGCCTGCAACGTCCTCAATCTCTTCCTGATCCTCGCTAATGCCCAATAGGCCATGGTAGAACGCCTTGGACTGACCAAGGATAAAACCGTGCAGGAAGTCGGCAGCGGCCTGCGCCGTGGAACCCGTAATGACATCGGGCAATTGCGCCGCGTTTACGTTCTCGATTGCATGCCAAATAATGCAAAGACGCGGGAAGATGCCGTCAAACTTGCCGATATGCGCGGCGAACTTCTTACTGATCCGCTCAAGGGCCACCATCATCCCATGATGCTCTATTTCCAGCCTCTCACGTATTTTGCGGGCGTCTGCGTCGAATGTCAGCGGCATAGGCCCGAATATGCCAGCGCGCGTCTTAACGCCCCGTAAAGCCATAACCAGATCGTCAAACTCGCGCGCAACGTCCGGGAGTTCTTCGTCAACGCCGATTTTCGCCTGCGGCAATATAACCGGCAGGAAACGCTGGATAAGCCCATCCTCGGTGCTGTCGACCATGATCTTGCGTATTGCGTCCGGCTGGATGCCGCCAAGGATCGACACGGATAGATTGTCAATCAGGAAAGAACCGCGATTGATACGGTTGACCGCATATTCGCCGCCATTATAAGCGCGCAGCCAGAACGAGCGATCCTTAGCTCCTCCCTTGCCGCCTGCATATTTCTCTATGCCGCCAAACCATCCGGACAGTTCATCCTGCAACGCCAGCACACCGTCTGGGCTGTTTTTGCAAATCTCTTGCGCGGATTCCATTGTGATATCTTCCATCCGCAACCGAACCTCAACCGGTTTTTCCTTTTCTATCCCGTCCTTTTTATCTTTCTGCCATTCGATCAATTCGCGGTTATGTTCCCGCAATAATTCGCTATCCATCTTTGCAAAGCGGCTGGCACTAGCGCGCATCATCGGGCTTTTCTTGGATGACGGATCGCCTATAAGCATGACCCAAAGCCGCGCGCTTTCCTGCCATGTTTCATACTGCTTGACCTTTATTTGCACATGGTCAGGGATGGCAGCCCCGCAAACAGCGATTGCAGACATAGCAAGCCCGCCCGCGTCGCACCCGATCATTTTTGCGCGAATCCCTGCCCAGCGTTCAATAAGCGGCGGCAATTGGCCCGGCGTAATAACAGGAGCAACATTGCGCGCCCAAACATCAACCGGCCCGCTTTCGTCATTAGCGGGGTCTGGATTAGCGGGGTCTGGCGTGTCTTGCTGTTCTTCGACGTCAACCGCAATAATAGGCGCGCCCCGCAGACAATCCCGCACCGCCTCATGACCTAATGCCACGGCCATATCGTTAAAATCATCGTGCGCCGCGTTTGGGGTGGCGAATACCGGAACGCCCAGTTCTTTGCCGAGCGCAATCATCTTGGCAAGCCCGCGATGGTCAGCGGCGATTGCTATATCCATGCCCTTAGCGACAAGTTCGCGCGCCATATAATCAACGCCGGAAGACGAAAAAGCGCAAACAACGCGTTCCGGTACGGATTCGAATATGCTGGCGGCAGTGGCATAGCCTTCGCAAATTATCGATCGGCCTATGGCAATCCCGAAATAGCAGCGCCCACCCTTCATGGGTGCATCTTTTTCGAATAGTTTGCCGCCGTCCGGCATGATGGTCTGCACCGATTGTATTTCGCCGCTGTCATCAAAAACAGGAACCAATAGATTAGCGCCCTGCTGCTTTGTGAAATGAGGGCCAACCATCTTTTTGGCAAGATAGGCGTTGGCGTCGCTGGCGGTATCTGCGCCATCCCATTTGGCGTGCGCGCGTTTTGTGGCTTCCTGCCTGGCGGTTTCTTGTTCCTGCTTGCGCGCGGTCACTACTTTTTGCAGGCGGTCATTCATTTTGAAGTCGCCTGCGCCGAGCTGCTTGATAGCGTCGGCTGGCGTGCACCCGCTGCTTTGCGTAATGAAATCGACAACATCGCCGTGCGCGCCGCAACCGAAGCAATGATAATTGTCCTCGTAAACCTTGAAGCTAGCCGTCTTTTCATGATGAAACGGACAGCATCCCTCATGTAGCCCGCCCTTGGATTTCAATTCAACCGATGCACTGATAACCTCGACTATATTTGTCCGCGCCTTGATAGCGTCCCAGTCATAGTTGCTCATGATTGATCTTCCGCTAAGAAATAATCCGAAACTGCCTTGATCGTTTTATATGAGGGATTTCCGATGGTCCCCCATGCCATCCGATAGACAACATTATGATGGATGCCGGTGGCGCGGGATATGTCCCGAATATTGCGCCCCTGCATCTTTTCCCTGATCTGCGGCAAATCTAACATTGTTTTTCCTTTTGTTGTTTATAACCTTGACAAGTAATGCGCCCGCCGCCTATTTGTCAACTTGCAATGTTAGAACGCTGTCGTTGCCAGCATAAACCCAATGAGGTAAATTATGACAGACAAACCCACAGGGGAGCCGCGCAAAGCGGACGGTCCTCTATCCCAAATCACAAAAGCGCAAAAGCGGCCGCCTATCATTACGATTCTTGGTGACGCTGGAACGGGTAAAACAAGTTTTGCGGCATCTTTTCCAAAGCCCATTGTTTTGCGAATTGAAGATGGCGTTCACCGCATTAGCAAGCAAGTCGAGCAGCCAGATGTTTTTCCAGTTGCCAGCAAGCCCCAGCAAGTTTGGGATCAACTTATGGCAATTCTCAATGATGAACATGATTATGGGACGCTTGTTATTGATAGCGTCAGCCAACTTGAGGAGATGTTTATTCAAGAGGTTTTGGATAAAGACGGAAAAGGGCGCGCCATCCAAAATTGTCAAGGTGGTTACGGTGCAGGATTTGCGGCTGTTGCAGCGCAACATTCCCGCGTTCGCAAGGCAGCTGGATTGATTAACGAGCGCCGTCAAATGGCTGTTGTTTTTGTTGGCCATGCCGATCTGGAAACTATGAAGCTCCCTGATAAAGATGACTTTATGCGCTACTCCATCCGCCTCGGTAAAAAATCATTGCCACATTATATCGACGAAAGCGATATGGTGGCCCTTGTCAGGCTATCATCTGCACTTACTGGCGGCGATGACGAGCGTAAAAAAATTATCAGTGACGGAAGCCGTGAAATTGTTTGCCACGCTACAGCCGCTTCTGTGACAAAAAATGGGTACGGGATCACAGAGCCGCTCGTTTTCAAAGAAGGCGAGAATCCACTTGCTGAATTTATGGGAATAACCACCAACAACAAAGAGGAAAAGTAATATGTCATTTTGGGATCAATCAACCGGCGAAAGCGCCGCAGCTAATGTCGAAAAGGAAATCGATCAAGGCGGGGGCTATATCACCATCCCAGACGGATCGACAGTGCTCGCCTTTGTGAAAGAGGCAAAATGGGATGAGAAGGATGGCGCTAAATTTGTCAAAGTCCAATGGAAGGTCGAGAAGCCAGAAGCAGTAGCGGGCGCGGTTGTGTTCCAGAAGCTTTGGGTCAGCGACAACGACCCGAAGGCAAAAGACCCAGCGAAGAAACGCGACAAGGCTTTGAAGATGCTGGCCACTATCGACGCGAACGCGGGCGGCAAACTTGCAGCTAGGGGTGAATCGCCGACCGACGACAGCTTGGCGTTGGCGCTGGTTAACGCACAAATGGCAATCACTTGCAAAATTTGGGAACTGACAGGCGACCAAGGCCAGCCTATCTCCGGCAACTGGATTGCCGCCGTCGCGCCGAAAACAAAGGAACTCAAACTGACCGCCGATCCTGTGAAGCAGGGGCAGGAAGAAAAACAGAAGGTCATGGATGACGACGAAATTCCATTTTAGACGCCTATAATTACCGGACCCCTGGCGCGTTGCCGGGGGCGAGGATAACTATAGGAGTATTTATGCAACAAAGATCACCAGAATGGTTTGAAGCCCGCAAGAACCGCATAACCGCCAGCATGGTTGGCGCTATATTGGGCGTTGCGCCCTATATGACACGCGCCGACGCCATGCGGGCAATGGTGCGCGAAAGCCTTGGCGCTGAACGGGAGTTTCAAGGCAATATAGCGACCGAATACGGCACCAACAATGAGGCAGGCGCGCTGATCGATTATAGAATCGAGACAGGCCGCGAGGTTGAGGAAGTCGGCTTTATCCAACATGAAGATTGGGCGGGGTGCAGCCCCGACGGCCTTATAGGAGATCTTGGCGGGGTCGAGGTAAAATGTCCCTACGGCCTGCGGAAAGCTGAAAAACCAGTGCCGTTCAAGACGCTGGCTGAGCAACCGCATTATGAGGCGCAAGTGCAATTGAGCCTGTTTATCACTGCCCGTTCTTTTTGGGATTTTTTCCAATGGTCGCCAAGCGGCACAGCTCATGAAACCGCACTGCCTGATAAAGAATGGCAAGATAAAAATCTCCCAATCCTGCGGCAATTCTATGCCGAATTTCTGGACGAACTCAAAAGCCCGGACGATCACCTTGCCCCCAAGCGCGCCACGATCGACACGCCGGAAGCGCATAAGATGGTTGCCGAACTGGACCAATTAAACGAGGCGCTGGAAAACGCAGCCGATCGCAAGAAAGACTTGATTGCCGAAATGGCCGACATGGCAGGCGGGAAGAACGCTATCTTTGCAGGGAGGAAGTTGACGCAAGTCGAGCGGGCGGGGTCTGTTTCATGGGCCAAGGTTGCAAAAAAATATTGTCCTAAGGCAGATACAAAGCCATTTACAGGCAAACCGTCGAAATACTGGCAAGTGAAGTGACATTCACGCTCCGGCCATATCAATCTGTTTGTGTTGATGCCGCACTTGCTGAAGTTCGCCGGTCAACCGCGCCTTGCCTTATTGATGCTAGTCCAGCTTCCGGCAAAAGTTTCATGATCGCCGCCATCGCTGCTAATCTAAACCAAATCAGCAAAGGCAAGCGGGTTTTATGCCTTGCGCCAAGTGCAGAGCTGGTAAAACAAAACCATGCCAAATATCTACTGACCGGGGAGCGCGCATCGATATTCAGCGCCAGTGCGGGCGCAAAGTCCACGCGGAGCGTAGTTGTTTTCGGGACGCCCGGCACTGTCAAGAATAGCATTAGCCGCTTTATGCGAACCGGCACAGATGGCTATTGCGCGGTGATAATTGATGAATGCCACGGAACCACCCCGACGATCAAAGCAATCATTGAGGCCATGCGGGATGCCAACCCTAATTTGCGCGTTATCGGGCTATCAGGGACGCCTTACCGGCTGGGCGACGGATTTGTGTTTAGGACATGGCCGGATGGGCGCGTGAATACCGACGAAACCACGCGGAAACCCTATTTCCAGAAGTGCGTCTATCGCGTTTCAGCAAGGGAAATGCTAGACGATAAATTTATCACGCCGATGGAAATAGGCCAGATCAATAGCGCGGGCTATGACGCTGGCGCTTTGGAATTATTGCCCAACGGACATTTTGATAGCGGCGAGGTCGAGCGCGCTTTTGTCGGGCATGGCCGGAAGACAGCAGCGATTGTTGCTGATGTTATGGCGCAGTCACAAAACCACAAAGGCGGCACGATGCTATTTGCCGCCACGGTGCAGCACGCGCAAGAAATCATTGCCAGCCTGCCGCCATCTAATAGCCGCCTTGTGACAGGAGGCACCTCCGCAGCCGAGCGCAAGCGCATCATTGCAGACTACCGCGCGCAGAATTTCAAATATCTGGTTTCTGTTGGTACATTAACCACTGGCTTTGATGTTGAGCATACAGCTATCATTGCGCTTTTAAGGGCCACAGAAAGCGCCGCGCTATTGCAGCAGATAATGGGCCGCGCATGGCGTTTGCATCCTGATAAGCTATTCAGCCTGCTTCTGGACTATGCCGAGAACGTCGAGAGGCACTTCCCCGATGGCGATATATACCAGCCGACGATTAAGGCGGGAAAGATTAAGGGCGACGGCGCAATGATTGATGCCACTTGCCCAGATTGCAACCATGAAAACGGATTCACCGCGCATCTGGACTATCTGGACTTTAAGAAAGACGCGAACGGATATTGCCTTGATGTTTTTGGCGAGCGGATCCAAACCGAGTATGGCGACGTGCCGGGGCATTATGGACGGCGCTGCTTTGGGCAGTTGCTTATGCCTGGTGGTAGCTATGAACGCTGCGGCTATCGGTGGAACGGGAAACCCTGCCCTCATTGCGAAGAACTGAACGATATCGCAGCGCGCTATTGCTTTGCCTGTAAGGGCGAGATTGTTGATCCGAACGAAAAACTGTTAGCCGACTTCAAAGCAATGAAGCGCGACCCGACCAGCCCCCAGACCGACAAATTGATAAGCATGACAGGAAAAGAGGGCGTCAGCCAGAAAGGCAACCCGACTTTGCGCGTGGACTGGGTGACTCCATATCGGCAATTCTCATCATGGCTACAGCCGAACGCCAGCCACCCAAGGGCCGTTATGGAGTACGATAATTTTATGGCGCAGGATAAGATCGAGACGATAACCTACGTCAAGAACCGCGATTCTGGATTTTACACGATATTGGGATATAACCGGCCGGAAGATGTTTTAGAGCAGGTAACGGACAAG